ACCACCGACTCAGTGTGCCAATGGGATCAGTTGCATATTGAAAAGCATCGTGGCACCACAACACATCATATCCGCCTTTTGGTGAGCTAATGGTATTTTCAAAATCTACAGGTTGATATGTTATGTTACGATGTTTTAGTATATTAGATTTATTTTCTTTGTCAACCCCTACACATTTAATATTTAAAGGTTCAGGAACATCATCACGTGTGGTGCGTGTGGCCCACCATTCTAGATCTTTTCCAGCACCACAGCCAAGATCAATCATTGTGCTGATGCTCAACATAAAATCATCATGTTCAAACAATTGATTTAATGTTTGTAAACTGTGTTTGTGACTTTCATCAGCATTTAAAAATGTCATAATTGTATGTCTTCCATACCGGCGGCACGTAGCCTTACCACATGCCCCAGCATGAAGTTTTTGCTTTCCATGGCCTTCATGATACCAAGATATCGATTTCTCAATAAGGCTACTTCGTTGATGATGGTCTCAAAGTCAATGACTTCGTCTTCACCGTCTACGTATTTTTCAGCATCTCGTGAAGTCAGTGCCCGAGCGTAACCTTCTAGATATTTTTGAAAGTGTTTGCGCCGTACTTTTCTCAATTGAATATTCAAGTGATTTAACACTGCTTCAATCTCTTGTAACTGATTAAACCTGTGCTCTGTAATGCCTGGCAGAGCCGTGATATTTTTTTCAATCAACCCACCAATTTTACAGTCAAACTTGGCCTGTGCAAGCTCGTACTCATAGTGAGCTATGAAATCAGGTATGTTGCCTAAGTCGGCCACGACCTTGCTGTACCACATCAGTAGTCATCTTCTTGATTGTAGTTGTCTTCTTCGTCAAGGTCTTCTTCTTCCTCTTCTGCATAATCTTTGTCGTTGTCCAAGTATGCAGTCAGAGCCTTTTTGATGTCTGAATCACCTTTGAAGGCGTCTCGAATTTCTTCAACGTCATGATCGTGATCAATCAATATAGACACAATGCTTTCGGCAGCATCTATACGGTCTACTACATTGACGTATCGTTTTAATTCACCCCAAATTTCACTTGCTACTTCTGCTGACATGGTTACTCCTAATTTAATATGCTAGACAATTCTGGATACGTTGTTCTAAAATTTTGAAAACGTATTTTATCAGTTACGCTCAAATAATTTATCGTATCTGTTGTATCACATTGTGTTATTTGATTATTCATTAAACTAACTATTGGCGTAATAATCTGACAAAATTTGTCGTCTTGTATGTTCAACAATTTGTTGCTGACATAATTTTTTTGTTTTTTATCAAACACTCCAATATTGAGTTCCTTTGGACTGGTCAATGTGTTGAACACCAATGGAAGATCATACCGCTGACAAAATTGAAAAACATCGTAAAGATCCAAGATATTTAACACTGTTACTGTGTTGTATACGTTGAATTTGTAAGTATTCAAATCCAACTGCTTGTATTGGTTAATGACATCAATCACAGTACTCCAGGTAGATCCGTATCTTTCATACTCAAATTTTGTTTCAATGTTGTCAATGCTAAAACTCAATTCGATCTGTTTGAACTTGTTCCAGAGTGGTATCAAATGAGATGCATACACTGTGCCATTTGTATTGTAGTGCAATGATATTTCAAATTTATTTTTGGCAACAAAATATTCTAACATATCAACATGTGATTTGTCAAGCAATGGTTCTCCACCACTGAAAGTTATGTACTGTAATTCACTACTCAATTGTTCAAGATCTTTCCACAGTCTTGAATTGACATCATCAGACCAATTTAATTTAATGTTCTTCAGTGAATCCCATTGTGGATACAAATCAGTGTTTTTGGACCATTCGCTTTGCCACTTACTACTGGCTACTGGATTGCAAATCCTACAACTCAAATTACAAGTATTTCTGAGTTTGATGTCCAAGGATAACAATGCAGTAGCCGAAGTGTTGTTGTAGTCAATATCAAATAACTTTTCACGAAAAACATAATTATCTCGCAGTCGTTTGCTGGACTTGTTGTTGTATTCGTCATTCCAACATTTTTGACATTCTGAGGGTCTTTGGCCTTGCAAAAATTGTTGTTTTAACGTTATCTGAGACTCGCTGTTGATGATATCCAATAGCGAGTGATCTGCAATTGACTTGTTGTGTGGACTTCTGTACTCGCAACATGGAGATATATGACCATTGTGTTTGATTTCTAATCCCATCCAAGGATTGATACACATTGTGCTGGGTATATCAAAATTTGTAGGGTTTACAACGTCTTCGTTGGGCAACATCACCTGCTCAATTTGTATGTGTGTTTGGTCTTGCGAATGCGTTTTTCTTGCAATGTCTATATAGTTAGCAACCTCTGAATCAGATGTGACTATCATTACAAAACAATTTGTTATATCCAAATGAGTTATAATTTTTTGAAGATAGTTGTAAAAATATTGCTTGTTTTTGATTGCGGTCAAATTATCAATCAACACGATTCGTTGATTGTTGTCGTAAGATTCACGTTTGACTTTGGCTAATTTTTGATATATCTGATTTATCGGAGATTCAAAAAAATATTTGATTTTTTCCAAATACAGTATGTCATAGGTGTCACCAAACTGTTTGGCAACATAGTCCTTGACCTCCGACTCAGACATATCACTCCTCAATTGCTGGATCCAAAGTGATTGATTCAGTTTTCTGATTGGCAAAATCTGTCATGACTTTGTCCAAACAACCATCATCGTTCTTTTCCCAGGCTTTGCGGAATTTCTTGATAATCTCGCCGTCACTTGTGGTAAACACCAAGCTGTTGCCTTCGCGCTTGAGCATTTCTTTTTTCTCAATCAAGTCCACCAGGCCCGAATAAGGACTCATGCCTGTTGTGTAAGGAATCTTGACTTGCACACCTTCAAAGGGTTTGGCATAGCGTGTTTTCATAACTTTGCAGCCTGCACGAATACCATTTACATCTGACACTTTGTTGCCATCTTCGTCCTCTTTCAGCTTCATCTTCTTCATTGCAACAACAATACTGCTTGCATAGATAAAGCCTTGACCACCTGAAATCTTGTCATCAGGATCAAACATGTCTTGGCTGGCGTATGTGTGGTTGGTACATACCAAGCCCACGTTGTAACTACCAAACATGTTGACACAGTTACGTACCAAGGCTGTGAGTGCTTTGGGTTTGCGACCCAGGTCACCTTTCATTTCACCTGCATCAAACTGGTTAACGTCAGTGGGAGTCAACAGCATGCCCAGACTGTCAATAACAAACATGACCTTGGGCCGTTCGCCTTCGGGCAGTGCTTTGTAGTCGCTCATGAATGTGGATATGGTCTTGGCCACATCATCAATCATGGCCATGCTCAATTTCAACAGTTTGTTCTCACTAGTATCCACACCCAAGGCCTTGAGCCAGTCTTCATCTAGTGCATTCTCACTGTCAATCAACACCACAAAAATATCTTGTGCTTGTGCGTTCTTAATAATATTGCCTGAACAAATATAACTTTTACCTGCCCCCGAGTCGCCGGCAAACACTGTGACTTTTCCCAGGGGAATGCCACGATTGAAGTCTCCTGAGATCAAGTAGTTCAAGGCATAATTGCCTGTTGAGATCCAGTCGGTCGGATCATTGAAACCAATACTCAATCCATCGATTGATTTGGTAATTTCCTTGCGGAACTTGCTTACGTCAAATGGTTTACCCATGTTAGTTTTCCTTTGTTAATTGACAATAATTTACTACAAATTTTAGACAATGTCTACATACAGTTATTCAATACGGTCAGTCAAATAAAAAATTTTTATGTGACTGGTTTTTCGTGTGTAAACATAGGGTATCCAAGAGATGTTGCAAGATTTAAAAATATTTCTTTTCTCTTTTCTCTCACATCAAATGTTAAATTTATTTTTTTGTTTTCTCAAAGATAAATTTTATCCCCTAATGTTATATCAAAACCTTCTGCGTTTTGATACAAATCAGACAGATCAGTTACTGTCAGTGTGCCTCCAGCACTTATTAATTTAATAGGCATTTTAGCAAATTCTTTATGATCGTGCAACCATTGTAATGATTCTTCAAAATCTGTTTCAGTTTCGTTTACATAGCCAATAATTAAAAGAATAGTCAAATTGACATTGTATTTTTTTGCCATCTGCAACCCAAACAGCATGTCTTTGTTTGTAAATTTTTTTCTCATATGAACTCTGATGGAGTCAACAAATGACTCCACGCCAATTATTAAATCATTGGCACCGCTTGCGGCTGTTAATTTCCAATCATCTTCAGACATTTGTGTCACCGGCCTAAAAATAAAAAAACTAGCCCAGGTAATTTTTTTCTCATTGAATGAATTATATTCAGCTATCAGTGTTATTAATTTTCGATATTCAGAAATGCTACCGTTAATTAGACTGTCTCGAAAATAAAAATCTCTTATTCCAGTTTGTTCAATCTGCCAAAGCATCTCATCAAACACATCTTTTGCTGATTTAAGTTTGAATTTTTTCCAAAGTTTATAAACATCGCAAAAAGTACATCTTCTCACACATCCTCGACTGCTGTAAAGTGGAACTCGTTTGACACTGTAGTAACTCCAATCATAATCACTGTAGTCCGAAAATGGTTGTTTTGATAAATCATCCAAGACTTGAAAACTATCTTGATCTACTCCGTCGGGGTTACCAGTTAATATGTTATATAAAGGTTCCTCACCGTCTCCTACAATGTAGTGATCAATTATTTTACCTTTTTTAAGAATCTTCCCATACGGACGTTTACTTTGTTTATCAGTAAAAACTCCATTACCACCAATTATTATTATTTTTTCTGGGTGCAACTTCTTGATATATTGACATAATTTTATATTAAATTTTTTAGAAGTACTGCAAAATAAACTTAGACAAATCCATGTTGGGTTTTTGGATAGTATCCGATTTGCTACATGTTGAACTAATTTATCAACTTGTTGATTGGTGTCTGGACAATCTTTAAACTCATCATATAAAAACCATCTTATGACTTTAATGTTGTCCAGCACTGATTGAAGTTGATTAACAACTTCGATATTGAAATCAAATGTATAAGAAGTCAGCCCAGTTTTGTTTACTATTCCTTTTAACAAAGCTGGAGCCATCAGAGGTTCGTCGGTTTCTACATAAGGTAAAGACGCAATGACCACATCAACTTGATTCAATTATATGACCTTTAATAACAATAACACAGTAACTTTAGTGAAACACCCTAGGATTCCTAGGGTGTTTCTGTTTCCTAATTATTTATTTTGACGTGAGCGGATCATGGCCAGGATGTCCTGAGCATTTTTACCACCTTCTGCAGGCTTGGCCACAGGTGCGGCTGCTGTAGGGGTGTCGTCTTCGTCAAAGCTGTCGGCTGGTGCTGCCTTTGCCGCAGGCTTGGCTGCTGGTGCAGGTGTGTCTTCATCCGCATGAGCGGCACCACCGGGTGCTTGAATGCCGGCAGGACGGAAGTACTGTCCCCAACGTTCTGTGTCGTATGGTTGTCCATCCACACTTGCTTCAAACATCTCTTTGATGACCTTGAGTTCAACATCGCCTGGTTTCTTGGGCAGGAATGTGCTCAAGTCATACAAGCCGTGTGTTTCAATAGCAGCCTGTTCAGCTTCTGTGAGTGCAGATTCTTTACGTGCCCACTTTGAAGTGTTGTAGTCAGCAAACCCACCCTTGGCAGTTTTAGTGACACGGAAGTCCAAGCCACGCAGGACGTCTGTGGGCATTTCTTCCAGCTCAGGATCCATCAACGCACCTTTGATGATGGTGAAAATCTGTGGTCCGATGATGAAACGTCGGATGGGATTTTCGGGTGTCTTTTCTTCGTTCATGGGATTTTCACGCACAAAGCCTTGAAAGATGTATGAACGTTTCTTCCAGTATTTGCGACCCATTTCTTCAAGGCTCTTGTCCTTGAACCAGGTGCGTACTTCCGCCAGCACAGGACATGCTTCGCCCCACATTTCCACACAAGGTACTTGTACGTACACTTGCTTGGAATCCATCTCGCCTTTGATACCAGCGAAAGGTAAACGAATCATTGCTCGTTCTTGCCAGAAGAATGTGTTTTTGGTGTTTGCGTCGGGAAGGAATCGTAGTGTTGCACTTTGCCCTTCTTCCATGTTCCAGTGTGG